TGCGGGTGGCTTTGCCGTTGCTGCCAGTGCGACTGCAGCACAAAATAGGTAAGTGGCAAAAAATAGAGTATCCAAAACAACTAAGTAAACTTAAAAACATATTTGACTGGAGATCATATCCTGAAGATCAAAAAGAAAAGTGGTATGATTATATAGACGAAGAGTTTAAACGTAGAGACGAAGGCTTTTGGTTTATGAATAATAACGAGCCAACGTATATTACAGGTAGTCACTATATGTATTTACAATGGAGTAAAATAGACGTAGGTGCTCCAGATTTTAGAGAAGCAAACCGTTTGTTTTTTATATTCTGGGAAGCTTGTAAAGCAGACAAAAGATGCTATGGTATGTGTTACCTTAAAAACAGAAGATCTGGCTTTAGTTTTATGTCGTCTGCAGAAACAGTTAATTTAGCAACAATATCGAGTGATAGTAGATATGGTATATTATCAAAAAGTGGTAGTGATGCTAAAAAAATGTTTACAGATAAAGTTGTACCAATATCAGTTAACTACCCTTTTTTCTTCAAGCCTATACAAGATGGTATGGACAGACCTAAAACAGAACTTGCTTATAGAGTACCAGCTAGTAAGTTTACAAGAAAAAAGATAACAGCCAACGAAAAGCAAGAAGATTTAATTGGTCTTGATACAACTATAGACTGGAAAAACACAGGTGATAATAGTTACGATGGTGAAAAGCTAAACTTACTAGTACACGATGAAAGCGGCAAGTGGGAAAGACCAGATAATATATTAAATAACTGGCGGGTAACAAAAACTTGTTTACGTTTAGGTGCTAGAGTAGTTGGTAAATGCATGATGGGATCAACAAGTAACGCTTTAGACAAAGGTGGTAATAACTTTAAAAAACTTTACAATGACTCAGACGTTACTTCAAGAAACCGTAATGGACAAACAAAGTCTGGCTTATATTCTCTTTTTATACCAATGGAATGGAACTATGAAGGATTTATTGACCAATACGGAAAACCTGTATTTAATACACCAGATCACGATGTCTTCGGACCAGATGGCGAATTAATTGATTATGGTATTATTGATTATTGGGAAAACGAAGCTGAAGGTTTAAAAAACGATCAAGATGCTTTAAACGAGTTTTACAGACAGTTTCCAAGAACTGAAGAACACGCGTTTAGAGACGAAGCTAAAAACAGTATATTTAACTTAGTAAAAATATACGAGCAAATAGATTACAACGAAGGTATAGGTTCTCAAAGAAATGTTAACACTGGTAATTTCCAATGGGTAAACGGAGTTAAAGATACAAGTGTAATATTTTATCCTGATCCAAAAGGTAGGTTTAATGTAAGTTGGTTTCCACCAAATCATTTACAAAACAAAATAATAAGTAAAAACGGTATTAAATATCCTGGTAATGAGCATATAGGTGCGTTTGGTTGTGATAGTTACGATATATCAGGTACAGTTGATGGTAAAGGTTCTAATGGAGCTTTGCATGGTTTAACTAAGTTTAGCATGGAAGACGCGCCGCCTAATCACTTTTTTTTAGAATATATAGCTAGACCACAAACAGCTGAAATATTTTTTGAAGATGTTTTAATGGCATTAGTTTTTTATGGCATGCCTATACTTGCGGAAAACAACAAGCCTAGACTATTATATCATTTAAGAAGAAGAGGGTATAGAGGTTATAGTATGAACAGGCCAGACAAAGTTTGGAATAAATTATCAACTTCAGAAAAAGAAATAGGTGGTATACCAAATACTAGTGAAGATATAAAGCAAGCTCACGCGGCTGCAATAGAAATGTACATACAACAACACGTTGGGTTAATTAGAGAAGGAGTTTATGGTAATATATATTTTAATAAAACTTTAAACGACTGGGGTAAGTTTGATATAACAAAAAGAACAAAGTTTGATGCTTCTATAAGTTCTGGACTAGCTATTATGGCTTGTAACAGACATTTGTATGCGCCAAATGTAAAAATAGAAAAACCAAAATTAAATATAAGTATTGCTAGATATACTAATACTGGTAATACTTCAAAAATAATAAAATAGGAATATGGCATATTACGGTGATAAAAATTATTTTCCTAGCCAAGTTGTAAGTGATGCTGAAAAGTTAAGCTACGATTATGGTTTAAAAGTTGCTAAAGCAATACAGGCTGAGTGGTTTTATAATGATAGAAACCAAACAAGGTATACTTCTAATAGAAATAATTTTCACAATTTAAGATTATACGCAAGAGGAGAACAGTCAATACAAAAATACAAAGATGAATTATCTATAAATGGTGACTTAAGCTACTTAAATCTTGACTGGACACCAGTACCAATAATATCTAAGTTTGTAGATATAGTTGTTAATGGTATGTCTAACCGTATGTACGATATAAAAGCTTATTCACAAGATCCTTATGGCGTAGAAAAAAGAACTCAATATATGCAGTCTATTATAGATGACATGCGTACTAAAGAGTTAAACGAGTTTTCAGAACAAGCATTTGGTATACAAATATCAGAAAACGAACCTTCACAACTTCCTGAGTCTATGGAAGAGTTACAACTACACATGCAAATTAGTTACAAGCAAGCTGTAGAAATAGCAGAAGAACAAGCTATACAAACTCTGTTAAACGGTAGCAATTACGATTTAATACAAAAAAGATTTTATTACGATTTAACTGTACTAGGTATTGGTGCGGTTAAAACTAGTTTTAATACTTCTGAAGGAGCTATTGTAGAGTACGTTGATCCTGCAGATTTAGTTTACTCTTATACAGAGTCACCATATTTTGATGATATATATTATGTTGGTGAAATAAAATCAATACCAATAAATGAACTTGCTAAGCAGTTTCCACATTTAACACAAGAAGATTTAGAAGATATAATAAAGTACAATTATAATCAAACTAATTATAATCAAGGTTACAATAACTACAGAGAAGTAGACAACAATACTGTAGACGTTTTATATTTTAATTACAAAACTTACATGAACGAAGTTTATAAATTAAAAGAAGTTTCTACAGGTGCCGAAAAAGTAATAGCTAAAGATGATGGTTTTAATCCACCAGAAGACAAAGAAGGTAATTTCCAAAGATTACAAAGAGCAATAGAAGTAGTTTATGAAGGTGCTTTCGTTGTAGGAAGTGATAGACTTTTAAAATGGGAAATGGCTAAAAACATGATGAGGCCAAAGAGTGATTTTACTAAAGTAAAAATGAATTATTCTTTAGTGGCGCCACGTATGTATAAAGGTAAAATAGAAAGTTTAGTAAGTCGTATAACTGGTTTTGCTGATATGATACAGTTAACACATTTAAAACTTCAACAAGTGATGTCGCGTATGGTGCCAGATGGTGTTTATTTAGATGCTGATGGTTTAGCTGAAATAGATTTAGGTAACGGTACTAACTATAACCCACAAGAAGCGCTTAATATGTTTTTTCAAACCGGTAGTGTTATAGGTAGAAGTTTTACTAGTGAAGGTGATATGAATCCAGGTAAAGTACCTATTCAAGAAATTACATCTGGCTCAGGTGGTAATAAAATAAATGCTTTAATAGGTAACTACAACTATTACATGCAACTTATAAGAGATGTAACCGGATTAAACGAAGCTAGAGATGGTAGTATGCCAGACAAAAACGCCTTAGTAGGAGTACAAAAACTAGCAGCTGCTAATAGTAACACAGCAACAAGACATATATTACAGTCTGGATTATTGCTAACATCACAAGTAGCAGAGCAGCTTTCACTTAGAATATCTGATATTATAGAGTACTCACCGACAAGAGATGCTTTTATTCAAGCTATTGGAGTACATAACGTAGCAACTCTTTCTGAAATGCAAGATTTACATCTTTATGACTTTGGTATATTTATAGAGTTAATGCCAGATGAAGAAGAGCAAGCTAAATTAGAAAATAATATACAAGTAGCTTTAGCACAACAAACTATAGACTTAGAAGATGCTATTGATATTAGAGAAATAAACAATTTAAAATTAGCTAATCAAGTTTTAAAGATACGTAGAAAAAGAAAAATACAAAGAGATCAATTAGCACAACAACAAAACATACAAGTTCAAGCTCAGGCTAATGCACAAGCTCAACAAGTAGCAGCACAAGCTGAGGTACAAAAAAATCAAGCAAACGCACAAGTACAGGCTCAGCTAGAACAAGTTAAAGCTCAACTAGAGCAAGTTAAAATGCAACAAGAAGTACAATACAAAAAAGAGTTAATGCAACTTGAGTTCCAAATGAATATGCAATTAAAAGGTATTGAAACTGAAGGTTTAAAAAATAGAGAAAAAGAAAAAGAAGATCGTAAAGACGAAAGAACTAGAATACAAGCTAGTCAACAGTCTGAGTTAATCGAGCAAAGAAAAGGCAACCAACCTGCTAAAAAATTTGAATCAGTAGGTAATGATATATTAGGAGGAAGAGATGTTACTGATATGTCTGGTTTTACACCTAGATAAAATTATTAATTATTATTATATTATATTATGGCAAAAAAGAAAAAAGAAGAGCCAGCTGTAGACAATAAAGTTGGCAAAATAAAACTAAAAAACAAAAACAAAGAAACTGTTACAAAAGTAAATCTTGATGATTTTAAAGCTAAACCAGAAGAAGAAACTGTAACAAAAGTAGATTTAACTAAAAAAACAGAAACAGATGCCGTTCCAGAGCAAAGCACAGATGAGGTTCCTGTACGCGACAAATCCGAAACTAGCGAAAAAGTACTCGAAGAAAACGTCGAAAAAACAGATGAAAAACCTACCGGAGAAAAAGTCACCGAAGAAGTTCAGAGTGACAAACCCGTTGTTGAAGAAATTACAGAAGAAGAAGTAAAAGAACAAGTTGAAGAACTAACAGAACAAGCGGAAGAAGCTGTAGCAGAAGCACAAGAAACTGGAAAGCCACTTCCAGAAAACATTCAAAAACTTATAGATTTTATGGATGAAACTGGTGGTAGCTTACAAGACTATGTTATGTTAAATCAGGATTATTCTCAACTAGATAATTTATCTTTGTTAAGAGAGTATTATAGACAAACAAAACCTCATCTAAACTCAGAAGAAATAGATTTTATGATGGAAGATAATTTTTCTTTTGACGAAGAAGAAGATGAGCCAAAAGATATTAAAAGAAAAAAATTAGCTTTGAAGGAGCAAGTTGCTCAAGCAAAGCAACACCTGGACGGTGCAAAGTCCAAATATTATGAAGAGATTAAAGCTGGAAGCAAACTCACTAGTGAGCAGCAAAAAGCTATTGATTTTTTCAATAGATACAACAAGGAGTCACAAGAACAACAGCAATTAGCTGAGAAACAATCTCGTACTTTTTTAAATAAAACTAATCAATTATTCAACAAAAATTTCAAAGGTTTTGAATATAATGTTGGTGAAAAAAGATTTAGATTTAATGTTAAAGATGCGGGTACGGTAAAAGAAACGCAAAGTGATATTAATAATTTTATAGGGAAGTTCCTGGATAAAAACAATGAAATTAACGACGCTGCAGGTTACCACAAATCTTTGTTTACAGCTATGAACGCTGATGCTGTCGCAAAACATTTTTACGAGCAAGGTAAGGCAGATGCTATGAAAGATAGTATAGCTAAATCTAAAAATGTTAGTATGGATCCAAGACAAGAGTTTAACAATGAGATTAATACTGGCGGAATAAAAGTAAGAGTGTTAGGTGATAATTCTAATGACTTCAAATTTAGAATTAAAAACAAAAAATAACAATTTAAAAATTAAAAATTATGGCATTAAATCCAGGAAATAATTTGAATAGTGTTCCTTCTTCACAGAAGCAAACATTATCTACAAATTACGTTGATTTTACAAGTGCTTCAACTGAAGGTTGGGCACAACAATACCTGCCTGAGTTAATGGAACAAGAAGCTGAGATCTTTGGACCTCGTACAATTTCTGGTTTCCTCAATCAAGTAGGTGCAGAAGAGCCTATGACTTCTGATAGAGTTATATGGTCTGAGCAATCGAGATTACACATTTCATTAAAAGGTACAGTTGATTTAGATGGTAACGTTTCTTCTTCAGGTGCTAAAGGTAGTTTTACTGTAGTATCTGATATTGACGGTAATGTATCTGGTGACGGTTTTGCTATCGCTAATCACGGTGTTAGAAACCACGATCTTTGTTTACTTTCTACACCAGGTAAAGTATCTAGAGTTTTAGTTGTAGCTGTTGATAACCAAACTATAGGTATTAGAGCTTTTGACGAAGATGTTTTAACTGGTCACTCTGAAACAGCTAGTGCTGCTACATTACTAGTTATCGGTTCTGAGTTTAAGAAAGGTGACAACTACGATGGTTCTGAAACTAGAGGTGCTAACGAGCCTACTTTCAAGACTTTTACTAACAAGCCAATTATCATGAAAGATTACTACGAAGTATCAGGATCTGACGCTTCTAGAATTGGTTGGGTAGAAATTTCTTCTGAAACAGGTGCATCTGGTTACTTATGGTACTTAAAAGCTGAAGCTGATACAAGAGCTAGATTCGTTGATTATTTAGAAATGGCTATGCTTGAGTCTGTTCCAGGTTCTAATTCAACTAACGTTGATGCTGAGTTAGGATTTGGTACAGAAAGTGATGCTGGTACTGAAGGTTTATTCCACGCTATAGAAGATAGAGGTAACGTTACTACTGGTGTATCTGGTGTGAACGCTGCTACTGACTTAGCTGAGTTCGATGCAATTTTAGCTGAGTTTGATAATCAAGGAGCTATCGAAGAAAACATGATGTTTGTAAATAGAACTACATCTTTAGCAATGGATGATATGTTAGCTGCTATGAACTCTTACGGAGCTGGTGGTACTTCTTATGGAGTATTTTCTAACTCTGAAGACATGGCACTTAACTTAGGATTCTCAGGATTTAGAAGAGGTTCTTATGACTTCTATAAGTCTGACTTCAGATACTTAAATGACAAAGCTACTAGAGGTGGTATCAATGCTACTGCTGGTTCTGAAGCATTAAGAGGAGTTATTATTCCAGCTGGATCATCTTCTGTTTATGACCAAGTTGTTGGACAGAGCATAAGACGTCCTTTCTTACACGTTAGATTTAGAGCTTCACAAACTGACGATAGAAGAATGAAGTCTTGGGTTACTGGTTCTGTTGGAGCTGCTACTTCTGCTTTAGACGTTATGCAAATCCACATGTTAACTGAAAGATGTTTAGTTACTCAAGGTGCTAACAACTTTATGTTAATGAAGTAACATTTACATTAAAAGACCGGGGCTTCGGCCTCGGCCTTTTATTTTATTAATTTTATTATATATTATATTATGGCAAAGAAAACAAAAAATACAGAGGTAGAGGTACCTGTTGTTGAAACACCTGTTGTTGAAACACCAAAACCTAAAAAAAACGAACCTAAAAAACCAGAGTGGGAAATAAAAGATAGAGTTTATTATTTAACTAAGCAACGTAGACCTTTGTCTTATATGGTTAAGTCTGCTGGTATATATTACTTTGATGAAGAAAAAGGTTACGAAAGAGAGTTAAAGTATTGTGAAAATCAAATAACACCTTTTGTTGACGAGATGAAAGGCGACCAAAGATTATCTCATATAATATTTAGAAACGGAGCTCTTCATGTACCTAGAAATAAACAAACTTTACAAAAGTTATTATCATTATACCACCCGCAAAAAGATATACTTTTTAACGAGTGGAAACCAGAAGTAGAAGCTGCTGATGATTTAGAAATATTAGAATTAGAATTAGAAGCTTTAAATATAGCTAAGTCAGTAGATATAGATATGGCTGAAGCTATTATGAGAGTAGAGTACGGTTCTAAGGTATCTAGCATGAGTTCTAAAGAACTTAAAAGAGATTTATTACTTTATGCTAAAAACAACCCTGTGTTGTTCTTAGAGTTAGCTACTGATGATAATGTACAGCTGAGAAACTTTGGTATTAAAGCCACTGAACTAGGAATTATTAAATTATCTTCTGATCAAAGAAACTTTTTATGGGCTTCTAACGATAGAAAATTAATGACAGTTCCTTTTGACGAGCACCCATACACTGCTTTAGCGCATTGGTTTAAAACTGATGAAGGTATGGAAATATATGCAAATATAGAAAAACGATTAAACTCGTAACAACCCTAATAGAGTAACTACTCTTCGGGGTAGTTACTTTATTATAATAAAAAAATATGGCAATAAATATAGATACAATATATCAAAGAGTTTTAGCTATAGCTAATAAAGAACAAAGAGGTTACATAACACCACAAGAATATAATTTATTTGCTAATCAAGCTCAAATGGAAATATTTGATCAGTACTTTTATGATTTAAATCAAGCTATAAGAGTACCAGGTAATCAAAGTGAATATGCAGATGTTGACGATATGTTGGAAGAAAAATTACAAGTATTTGAAGAAAGTGATGGCGCTGCTGTAGTTGCTGCTTATCAAGGCGCTGGTAACGATGGTATTAATAAAGTTTTACCAGATTATGTGTACAGAGTTCATAGGGTAGAATTTTTTAATGTTAATTGTGAAATATTAAATACTAGTGATTTTAATGACGTTAGATTTAGTGGGCCTTTAGTAAAACCTACTAATTCTAGACCAGTAGCTAATATTAGATCTAATATATTAAGAGTTGTTGGTAGCCAAAATAACTTTATAACACCTACTGGTGTTTTTTATTTTAGAAAACCTAAAAAAGCAGAGTGGGGTTATGTTGTTGTAAGTGAAAAAGCTTTATGGGATCCTTCTCAGTCAACTAACTTTGAATTACACCCTTCAGAAGAAAACAATTTAGTTTTTAAAATATTAAGACTAGCTGGTATAAACATGGGCGGTGAATTATATCAAGTAGGTCAACAAGAAGATATAAAGAGTACTCAACTTAAAAGACAATAATAAATGGCTTTATTAAATCAAACACAAAACGAATATTATGAAGGTGATAACTACGGTAGTTATCAGTTTGTTACTTTACAAGATATAATAGATCAATTTATGGTTGTTTATGTTGGTGAAGATAAAATTATAGAAAAAGCAAAAAGATTTGATGTGGCTTTTCACGCGCAAAGAGCTTTAGCTGAATTATCTTTTGATACGTTTAAAAGTGTTAAATCACAAGAAATTACATTGCCACCTTCTTTAACAATGATACTACCTCATGACTATGTTAATTACACTAAAATATCTGTTACAGATGAGTCTGGTATAAAACATCCTTTATATCCAACTAAAAACACTTCAAATCCTACGCCTATATTTCAAAATGATGACGGTACATATCACATAAAAGCTAAAGGAACTTTAACTAGTGGTAGTGATCAATTAGTTCTAAACGATAAATATGATAATATATTAGTTGGTATGGTTATTTCTGGAGGAGTTGGAGACGTAGAGGGCAATGTAGTAAAAGCAACTAGTGTTTCTGGTGGTATAACAACTGTTACTATGGATAATGCTTCTACTTTAACTATAACTGCTTTTGCTAACTTTGAATTTAAAAATAAATTAGATTTAATTTTAGAAACTGAAACTCAAGTAAATGTTACTTCAAGTGGTATGACAGTTACGGCTGAAACAAATTTTATAACTGGTATTGATGCTGCAGACTTATCAGACGTAAAAAAAGGTATGTTAGTTTCAAGTGATCTTTTTCCTATTGGTACAATTGTTACTGATGTTATAGCTTCAGCTGGACAAGTTTTTACAAACAGTGATGCGTTGAGCAATGGTTCTCCAACTAGCATAGTATTTACTTCTACAACTAATAACTCAACTACTTGGACTAGTTATAAAAATCACGAGCCAAAAGAAAACACATTAAAAGATTACGATTACGACGATCAAATATATGAGCAAAACGTGGGTCAAAGATATGGATTAAGCCCACAAGAAGCACAAATAAACGGCTCTTATTTTATAGATGATAATAGAGGTTTAATATATTTTAGTTCTAATTTAAACGGTAAAAATATAGTTTTAGATTACATAAGCGATGGTTTAGGAACTGAAGAAGAAATGAAAGTTCATAAGTTTGCTGAAGAAGCAATGTACAGAAGTATAGCTTATGGATTAGTAGCGGGCTCTAAATATTTACAACCGCTAGTACAAAGATATAAAAGAGAAAAATTTGCAGCTGTTAGACAAGCTAAGTTAAGATTATCAAATATTAAACTAACTGAGCTAGTTCAAATAATGAGAAACAAATCAAAACATATAAAACACTAATATATGCCGGAAATTAAATATACGTTCGCTCAAGGTAAAATGAACAAAGACCTTGACGAAAGAATAGTACCTAACGGTCAATATAGAAATGCAGAAAATATACAAATTTCTACTTCTGATGGTTCAGACGTTGGAACTATTCAAAATATATTAGGTAATACAAAACAATTTATTTTACCTAAAGCAACTGCTTTTGGTGTTTACGCTGAAGCTGGTAATACTAACACATTACCACCAGATGTTCCTATTGATACAGTAGGTTGTTCTATTGGTTCTATAGCAGATGAAAAAAACGACGTATTTTATAATTTAGTTAGACACGGCCTTGATACTCAACTACCATTTGATTTAGTACCAAACCAAAGCGCTTTTACAGATGAAATATTTGGTGAAACACCTGGTTTTTATTTAAAGTCTAACGGCATACATAAATACAAAAATTATATTTTTCAACACGAAGCCACTGAAAGTGGAGAGTCTAAAACAGTTGTATCAGAAGAACATACCGTTGTTTTAGAAATATTTAACACAGAGTTTAACGTTGACAAAAACTTTGGTACTTTTGGACAAGCACCTCCAAGTGGATTTAACTCAAAAGGATTTCCTACTTCTGGACCTTCACCCCTTATTAACGCAAAACAAATAGCAGTAGCAGTACCTAAAGAAACTTTAAAAATTGGTATGAAGGTTAACTGTTTTGCAGCTCAACAGCCAGATGCAAACTCACCTACACAAGCAACTACTATAAAAAATTTATTTGAAGAAAACACTGTTATAGAAGACATTGTTGTAGCTGGAAGTTTTACAATACCTACTACTGGTCAAGCGTTTCAAAAGTTAGTAATAACTTTGAGTGAACTTTATACTATTGTATCTCCTAATCAAACTCCTAATTTTTTTGTATTTGAAGATTTAAACGGACCTTTAAATTTTCAAAAGAAAAACTATATAACAGGTATAAATATTGTTGATGATCTTTTGTTTTTTACAGATGGGTTTTCAGAGCCTAAAAAAATAAACATACCTAGATGTATAGAAGGTACAATTAACAACGCACACACTTTATTAGTTAATCCAAATCAAAACATAACAACAAACGATGGTGTTAGATTAGCAGAAGAACATGTTACTGTAATACGTAGAGCGCCAAGTTTATCACCTATTTTAGAACTAATAGGTACTGATAACGAAGTAAAAGGTACTACTAGTTTTACAGTTGGATTACAAGTATCAGATATTGTAAACTTAACCTTGAACGTTGATACTATAAAACAAGGTGAAACTCTTGCATTAAAACAAACATTTGATTTAAACGGACAGTTTGACGTTAAAGAAGCTGATATTAGAGTTTTAGTAATTGATGTAGATAATTTTAATTACACTTGTAGGGTTTTATCAATAGTAGACAATTTAGACGTTACAAAGAATTTTTTTGTAAAAATAGATACTTTTGATAAAAATTTATATAAATTAAAGTTTCCTAGATTTGCTTTTAGATATAAATATATAGACGGAGAATACTCTGCTTTTTCATCTTTTTCTGAAATAGCTTTTTTACCATCGCAATATGATTATTCTGTAGATAAAGGTTATAATCTTGGTATGGAAAACTCTGTAAAAGAAATAAAAGTTAGTAATATTGTTCAAAAAGATTTACCAAAAGACGTTAAAGAAATTGAGTTATTATACAAAGAATCTAATTCAACAAATATTTACAAAGTAACTGAGTTTAAAAACACAGATGATGCTTATATAAACAATGTTTACTCTATTAAAGCAGAACATATACAGTCTTTATTACCTTCTAATCAACTTTTAAGACCTTATGACAATGTTCCTAGAAATGCTTTAGCACAAGAAATAACTGGTAGTAGAATAGTTTATGCTAATTATTTGCAAAATTATAATTTTGATAACACTATAGATTTAAACGTATATTTAGAACAAAGAGGTAGTAGTTTTAAGTCTTTAAAATCTATAAGAGAATATCAAATAGGTGTTGTTTATGCAGACGAATATCAAAGACAGTCTCCAGTTTTTTCAAATAACACTGGTAGTTTTAAAATAAATAAATTAGATTCTGGCAGACAAACGCAGTTAGCATTTAAAAACAATACTGAAGCTCCTTCTTGGGCAAAATATTTTAAAGTTTTTATAAAAGAAACGTCTACAGAGTATTATAATTTAGCTTTAGATAGATATTTTGATGCAAAGGATGGTAATGTGTGGCTTAGTTTTGCTTCTTCAGATAGAAATAAATTAGATATAGATACTTCTTTAATATTAAAAAAGAGACTAGACGTTGATGTCGCTGAAACTTCTGGAGAAACTTATAAAATATTAGCTATAGAAAACGAAGCTCCAGAGTATATTAAAACTAGAAAAGCTATAATAGGAACTTTTAGAAATCAAAACGATGCTACTACTGGTAATAGTAATGTTTTTGTAAACACATCGTCTGCTACTGCTCCTGCAACTGCAAACGATTTTAAACCAGTAAGAGGTAACAAAGAAATAAAATTACAAAATAGTTTTGTTAATACGTTGCTAGAAGATTTTGACGAAAAACAAAAAGTAGAAGACAGAGACAGGGTTTTATACGTAAGGTTTATAGGTGAAGATGCTAATAATGTTGAAAATGGAAAAGTTAGTGATTATTTTGAAATAGATAGTGTAAAAAAAGAAAAAGATACTTCTGGAACTACCACAGGATATAATATTAGATTTAAAAAAGCTTTAAATGAAACAGTAGATTTTATAGATACTACACCTACGTCATTAGTTGCTACTTATAACGACACTGTTAACGGTAATTCTAATATAAAAATAGAAATATCACAAGATATTGTACAAAATTTAGCTCTTTTTCAAGGTAGATTTTTTGTAAAAATACTTAGAGATGCTTTTATAGAAAAAGCTATTGTAGCAACTTCTAATTTTCAGCAAACAAAAGTAGTTAATACAATAAAAGCTTTTTACGCAAAAAACTTTACAGAAGATGATACACCTGGTGATATTAGTTTACCTTATCCTTTTTTTGGTAACAAAAGCGCTGCTAATCACGTTGGGGTAATAACAGATTTTAACAATAATTATCCTGAAGGTGTAGATATACCGACTGATGCTTATTGTAGTTATTTTGCTTGGAGATCTATATATAAAATACTTAGTGATAGCTCTGAAAATACTTCTTCTAACGCTTATGGAAGTGGAGGTTGGATAATTGATGAAGCATACGCAGCTGGTGAAGAGCCTTTTTGGGGATTAGCTGGTTTTGATGATTCAAAAGAAACAGCGCTTTTTGCAACTGGTTCTTCTACAATATTTGGACAACATTTGTTAATTACTAATAGTAATCTTACAACTCTAAGACACCAATCATTTTCTGGTAATCCTTTTACTAATTTTAGTTCTGACTTTGGTACTTTTGCAGATCAGATAGGTTTAGTTGGTTTAGGTCATGGTGGCAATACTAGTGATTTTATTTATTACAGTACTGGTGCCGGAGTTACTAATAATACTTTAGATATTTCTTATGTTGGTCCGTATGGAGTACAACCAGGTCAAGATTTAGAAACACTTAATACAGAAAATTATAATCCACTTGCTCCAGCTAATGTTATGAGTGGTGATATGCCTTGGGCTGGATATTGGGGTATAAACAAAGAATATGATAAAAACGCAAGAGAGTTTGCGGATAACTTATTTGAAGGAAATAAAATAAGATTTACAAATGATCCTAACCAAATAATATACAATATAAAAAGTGTAAAAAAGTTTTTTAAGTTTAATTACCACGATATGCCTTTAATATCAACTTTTAACACAAATCAAGCTCCATATACTGATATATTAGCTGACTGGGATAGTTTGTTCGGTAGTATAAATCAACCTAACGTCACTACAACAGACTTAGCTAATCTTGATGCTGCTATAAGATATTTTAACGCACATCATAATCGTAGAATAACGTTTAGAATAGAGCTAGAAGATTTAGATGGTAACGATCCTGATTGGACAGATTATCATCCACTATATGATAATGGCGATGGTAGTGGGTCGCAAATAACTACTATTGATGATTTTCCTTGTAGTATAGAGATAATTACTAATAATTATATACTAGAAGACAACGAAATAGATTTTCCAGAAAACCCTGCAATATTTGAAACAGAACCAAAAGAAGATCAAGACTTAGAAATATATTACGAAGCAACTGATTTTATACCTACAAAACTTGATGAATTAAAAGCGCCTTTATACGCGCCTATAGGTTCTTTTGTAGAAGCAGTTAATCCTTTGTTTGCGTTAGATATAATTAACACTAGCGCAACAGGTGAAAATATTGTTTTAAGTAATTGGAGTATAAATTCTAATGGTCATTTAGTTTTAAAAATTTCTAATGGAGTTATAGGTGGAGTTTTACAAAATAAACTTATTAAATTAACTAACAATGATGGTACTTATAAACAAGTCAAAATAATAGATTTTGTAGGTACGCCAATTGATATTCAAGGTCAAGATTATTTCAATGAAGTTATTGTTGAAAAAGATGTTTCAAATCAAAAAATAGGTTTAAATTGGTTTAATTGTTATTCTTTTGGTAATGGAGTTGAGTCTGATAGAATTAGAGATACATTTAACTCTATAACAATAGATAATGGTGCTAAAGCATCTAGTACATTAGACGAGCCTTACGAAGAACAACGTAGGAAATATGGTTTAATATTTTCAGGCTTATATAATTCTACTAGTGGCGTTAATAATTTTAACCAGTTTATACAAGCAGAAAAAATAACTAAAGATTTAAATCCGACTTACGGTAGTATACAAAAGTTATTTTCAAGACAAACAGATTTAGTTGCTTTTTGTGAAGATAAAGTTTTAAAAATATTAGCTAATAAAGACGCTGTTTTTAATGCAGATGGTAATCCACAGTTAACAGCTAACGCTAGAGTTTTAGGACAAACAATGCCTTTTGTAGGTGACTATGGTATATCTAAAAATCCAGAGTCTTTTGCTTCTTATGGATATAGAGCTTATTTTACAGACAAACAAAGAGGCGCTGTACTTAGGTTATCTATGGATGGTTTAACACCTATATCAAACGCTGGTATGAATAATTATTTTAGAGATAATTTTAAGCATCAAGACAATGTTAATAACCCAATGAGATTATTAGGAGGTTATGATATTGAAAACCAAGCTTATGATTTAACTTTAATAAAAAACTTTAGTAGTGAAGATGAATATGATGTTAATACAGTTGCTGCTTTTGAAAAAACAATTAGTTATCAAGAAGACGTAAAAGGTTGGACCAGTTTTAAATCTTATATACCAGAGCAAAGTGTTAGTGTTTCTGGAAGTTATTTTAGTATGAAAAACGGTGAACCTTGGAAACACTATACTAATGTAACTAGAAATAATTTTTATGGTAAACATTATGACTCTAGTTTTCAAGTACTTTTAAATAATTCACCAAGTACAGTAAAAAATTACTATGCTTTAGGTTATGAAGGTACACAGTCAAAAATAGATGAGTTTGCACCTTTAATACCTGGTCAAAACGTAGCTACATACGGAGACGGTGAGTATTACAATATAACAAGTAAAAAAGGTTGGTACACAGAGTTTATAACAACAGATCTTCAACAAGGTACTATAGATGAGTTTATTAAAAAAGAAGGTAAATGGTATAATTATATAAAAGGCACTACGGCAGATTTTGATCCAGCGTCTTTTCACGTACAAGGTATAGGTAGAATAACAGCCGCGGCAGGTGTATCTTTAGCTACAGATCCAAATGCTGAGACAACGTTTTTGTTTACATTAAAAGATGTTCAAAGATTTAGTGAAATAAATTCTAATAACACTACTGGAACATCAAGTATAGACGATAATAGCTTTACTACAAATATACATACAGAAGATGTAGAGCCAGGTTTGTATCACTCTAGTAATAGTATTTTTCAAAATTTAAGATTTGACTCTTTCAATATATTACCAGCAGATGGTTTTAATATAGCGGCTTCAGACTTTTTTGCTTTTATTGCAAGACCAGGATTTTCTAGTCCAGGAGTTTTATTTGCAGATCAAAATGTACCTGCTGTTTTAATGCCTACAAAAACTATATTTTTAAACAATAACCCATCAGCACTTTCGCCTCATGGAGAAGTTTTACCAGGAATTAATAATTTAAACTTAAAATGTGAAACTGTTATGAGAATTACTGTTGATGGTCAGCTTTATAACGATTATAGTACAGGACAACTACAACAGCTTCTATTAACAGAGCTGTATCCAGGTGTTAGTGATATATTTTTAATAGAAGAATATGATGTTGACCAAGTTACGCCTGGTTATAGATACCCGTATCCTGATAGAATAAGATGTGAAGTAATTTATTCAGCTGGACCAAACGGTGGTTGGACTATGCCTAATCAAGATTTTCAAATATTAATAGATATAAAACGAAGAGTTCCAGTAAGACCTATATAATATGATAATAATATTAAACTTTCCTTTTAATTTAAATGAATCTTTACAAGTTGGTGACACTATATTGTTTACATCAGTTACCTCTAATAGTTCTGTAACAACTGGTAGTACTCAGTTGGAAGAAGAGCAAAATATATTTCACAACGATAATAGTGCTTTACACGGTTTAGGTATAGTTAAATCAATAGGATTTGGACAAAGTTCAATTGCACAAAGTCCTTCTTCAATTTTAACAGAGTTATTTCCAGATAACCCTTTGTTAGAAGATCCTGTTCAACATATAGAAGTTAACGTTAGTAATAATTCTGTTTTAGAACTTTTTAGCAACACTTCAATGATATTTTTTGCAAAAAATTCTAAAGTAAATGTTTCTACTATAAAAGGATATTATGCAAATGCTCAATTTATAAATAACTCAACTGATAAAGCAGAGTTGTTTTGTGTTAATGCTAATGTAAGTAAATCAAGCTAATATGATTAAAAAAATAAATAATTTTATAATAAGCACAGAAGACTTACCTAGTGGCACGACCAATAGGTATTTTACAGTTTTAGGAGATGATGATGCTGTTTTTAGTATTTATATTACTAACGAAGACACACATTATTATAATTTTAAAACAAGAACTTTTACATCGACATATAGTAGATTAGAGAACGCTAAAATAACAAATGGAAAATATAATGATTATATAAAATTTCCTGCTGTAACAGATAATGATGAGTATAATATATTTATACAAGCAGAACCTCATTTTAACACAGAATTAAATATACTAGGTGTAAACGAAAAAATTTTACATAAAGTAGAAAATAACAAAAACGACGAACTTTTAACAAGCTCTATATATCAATTTTTAGACACGCAGATTACGTTTTCTTTAGCTTCACCAGCTAGTAGTGGTAGTTACAATACTTTACCTTCTAACGTATCTATATCTAAACCTAGAAACACATCGTATACTCAAACTAGAGCTGAATATGGTGGTAATACAACTGGTAGTGATGTACTTAAATCTGAGTCTACTAAAGTAGATATAGACTTTAATGTTACTTTAAGTACTAGTCAGTTTGTTATAGCAAGACAACCTTTAATAACTGATTTTGAAGTTACTATTGTTAAAACAGTTAATGGTGCTGTTAATAGTACTTCAGTTGTTTTTGACGATGTAGATAAAATAAGAGTTGGACAAGCAGTTTCTGGGTCAGGAGTGCCAAGTAGTACTACAGTCTCTTCTATAAACAATGATACTAAAACATTAACAATGAACAATACTTGTAACGTTTCTGACGGTGCTAGTATAACGTTTACTGATACAGGGTCTGATGGAGCTGGACAAATATTTGGTAGTAGATTTTTGATAGATGATATATCTTTAACAATAGAACCTGTAGTTACAACTTTAGATAATAGTGCTAGTAACTCTAGAACAATACCTTTAACTAGTACAGATGGTATAAAAGCAGCTGAAACTGTATTAATGACTGGTATAGGTGTAACATGTACTTCACCACATGTAGATACTGTTAATTCTGGTGTCAGTGTAGTTGTTAGTACTAATCAAACTATAGAAAACGGACAAACAGTTACATTTACTGGTAGTAGTAGATCAGCTACTATAAAAGCAACTATATATATTTCTTCTTTTGGCGAAGAAAGTTTTACTACAACACTTAACTTAGATAACATATTAACTGTTGCATAATTAAATAATTACGAATAAGAGTGACTATAAATACATAAAATATAATAATATGCCTGTAGGAAAAAGAATAACACCAATGAAAAAGAGCCCAACAAAATTTGTTGATCCCTTAACTATTATGGCTATAAGTGCCGCTGTTGGAGCTGGAGTAGAAGCGATTGGAAACTATAGAAGTGCTAATAGACAGTTAAAAGCACAAGAAAAAGCAAGAACAAGAAGTGGAGAAACTTTTAGAGAAAATTTACAAGCTCTTCAAGATATAGAAATAAGTAATCCTTTTGCTAATATACAAACACAGTTTGAAAATCCTTTTGAAGATATAACTGTTAATCAACAAGCAGCACAGTTTGCTTCTCAACAAGCGGCTCAAAGTAGAGCTAATATAATGGATCAGTTTAGAGGAGCAGCGGGTGCTAGCGGTATAGCTGGTTTAGCTCAAGCTATGGCAAATCAAGCTACGCTACAAAACGCTAGAGCTGCAGCTAGTATAGGTCAACAAGAATCAAGAAATCAAGCTTTAATGGCACAAGGCGCGCTAAGAGTATCTGCTATGGAACAACAAGCCGAGCAAAGAGTTGCTTATGGTGATTATTTAAGAGAGCAAAATGAAAACCAAAGAGCTTTAAATATAATGCAATTAAAAGCAGGTAGAGACGCTGCTAAAACACAGTTTGATATGAACGAAGAGTTATTAAGAGGGCAAAAAACTCAAGCTATAACTGGTTTTGTTTCTGATGCACTTAGTACAGCTGGTTCATTTGCTATGGCTGGTGGATTTAATAGAAAAGCATCTAGTCCTGTAGACTCAAGCTTAGGTTTAGGTCAAACTTCTAATATTTCTTTTATTCCTGAAAATTTTCAATTTGGAGACGATTTACTAAGTACTCCAAGACGTACAACACCACCAGGTGTTCTTGATAATTTTACTAATAATTTGTTTAATCAGTCTACGTTATCACAACCAACAATATCTAACGCGATCTTTAACTCTGTAAACGCAACACCTCAATTTAACTACGCTGACAGTTACGATAAAGGTCAACTAAGCCAAAGAAGAAAGGAAATGAGAGCTGAAAATAATTATGATTACAGATCAGGTGGAGAAGCTGCTTATATACAAAATTTAATAAATCAAGCGTATAACGATCCAACAAGATATACAATATAATATGGCAAAAGATAATTTTTACAATTTAGGTTTTGGAACTGTACCAAAAGTACAGCAATATTCTAATGTTTTTAAATCATTAGGTGATACTTTAAAAAAACCTTTTGAAGAGTCAATAATAAAAACAAAGAACTTAATGGCTTTAATGCCAAATGGCGTGGCTATTGATAAAGTACCAGAAGAAATAAGAGGACAAGTTACTGATTTTTTATCAAAAAATAAAAAGTCTTATGCTGACGCAGCGCAAACATTAGCTACTTCACCTATGGGTAGTGACAAGTATAACGAAGCTATGGATACTTTAAATGGCGTTAAAGCTAAATTTGAAAACTTAAGTCTTAGTTTAGAGGCTTATCAACAAAATGCTAAACTTTCACTTGAAACTTTTGATCAACTAGCTTTGTCTAACGATCAAAATAGAAAACTAGATCATAGTAATATGGCTAATGGTAATGTTTTACAAAGCTTTGAAATAGACGAAAGTGGTAATGGTAGTTTTTTATCTTCAAACGGTAATAGAATAAAATTTACAGACTATAAAGCTGGTTTTGTAGATGACGGTGCTTTAATAGGTAGCTATTTACAACTTACAGAAGCAGCACAAAAAGAAGGTTTAGCAGGTATTAACTTTGATCCTGTTAAATATGAAGCTGCTATAAAAACTATGTTTAAAGGCGGCGGTATTGATAGAGTTATAAACTTTGCTTATGACGGTGTAAAAACTGGTAATTTACTAGATGATAGTCAACCTATACAGTTTATACATCAGTACATACAAAACAAAACTGGTAAAAAACCAGGTGACGAAGGTTATGAACAGTTATTAGAAGAATATAAAAAAGACGAAGGTTTAATAGATGCTTTTGGTAACCACTTGTTAGGTGTTTTAAGAGATCAATATCACGCTGGTGGTATGCAACAATACAGTGGTAATAGAAATACAAGAAATAATAGAGGAAATACAGGTGGTTATAACCCACCGCCAGCTAATATTACTAAAGGTTCTTTTAAAGATTTTGTAGATAATTTTGACACTGAAGGAAGCAATAGTTTTTTACCAGCTTACACTATTAATAATTTAGATAATAATAAACCTATGGATGTTGAACAAGCAACAATTGGTTTTGATAACGGAAATCCTTTTGTACAACATGTTCCAGGTGACTCGCGTTACAGAATAGATCTAAGTAGACTTCAAATAATAGATATGTTAAAAAACACGTACAAAGGCACCCCAGGATATAACGAACAAAATATAATAGATTTTGTTGATAGTGAAATTAATACATCTAAAAATATTGCAACACAAACAGATGATAAAAACGCGAAAGATTTATCTATGGTAAGTGGTGGAAAAGGCGTGTTTGATGCTAAAGTAAATAAATTATTGTCACAAGACGCTACTATTGGTGGTAGAAAAGTAAGTGATTATTTACTTAGCTACGGTGATGATGATTTTGTTGTTAATAGTTTAAACAGAGAGTTCGGAGAATATGGTTTTACATTTGAATATGAAGATCTTGGCACTTTAGAGTCTGATGCTTTAAAAGTTACTCATAGAAACAGACCTAATGAAGGTCAAATAATTAGATTTGATACTATTTCTGACGATGTAAAAAATACAGAAAAATTAATAGCTATTATGTTTGGTATGATTAATAATAATTATGATGCCATAGATGATTTATAAAATAAAATTAAAAAAAATATAAATGTCAAATAAATATTTAACTGAATTTTTTAGTCAACAGCCTGTTAATACAAAGCCTAAAGAATACGAAGGTACTAATTGGGATAATTTTAAAGATAATCTTTATAACGCCTTTGAACAAATAGGTGATATAACTGAATATTGGTTTGGTGGCGGTGAAGGAGCTCAAAGTGGTCTAATGGCAGCATCTTCTATAATTTATGAAAATATATTTGGAAAAGATAAAATAAAAGAAATAAACGAAACTGATTTTGGCAAGTGGATGGGTACAATTTATACTACTGATACTCCTGAGTTTCAACAAATGATAAAAAACTTTCAAATAGAGCAAAAAGACAGAAGACAAACTAAAACTTTTGCTGAGTCAGAAACTTTAGAAGATTATTTATCTGTAGCTGCTGGTTCAATAATAAATGCACTTGGATCTGTTGCTTATAATCTTGGTACTGCAGGCACAGGGTTTTTAATGGAATTTACTACGGACAATTTTATAGAAGCTAACAAAATAAAAGCAAAATCAAAAGGTTTAACTTTAGATCAGTTAGTTAATTCTGGTGATGCAGAAATAAGCGCGCCTTTAAAAATAGGCGCTTTACAAGCTGGTTTAGAATACTTTGGTTTTAAAAAAATAATGGCACCTTTAAAAGGTACGGGTGTAGATAAAGCTTATAAAAAAGCTGTTGGTAACCGTTTAACTAAACTTTATAATAAAAACAAAAACGTAAGAGTAGGATTAGATATATTTTCTGCTGCTGGTACCGAGGCCTTAACAGAAATGGGTCAAACTGCTCTTGAAATATACAATAAAGAATTAGCAATAGCTAACGCTGAAGGCAAAGATATAAATCCTTTTATGACTTTTACAGATGCTTTTCTTAGTCCACAAGGTATAGAAGCTGGATTACAAGGATTTTTTGGTGGTGGTGGTTTAAAAGGTACTGCTTACTCTGCTAAAGCACTAAACAACATTAGAAAATCTAGTGAAGAATTAGATGTTGAAAAAGAATTATCAAATTTAGTTGATTTAACTAGACGTCTTAATAATACTGATGATTTAGATATTAAATCTGCTTTAAAAAAAGAGATAAATAAAACTAAAAAAACTTTAAAAAACAAGATTAAAAAAGGTAATGATATTTATAGTAGTCTTACTGATAAAGATATAAAAAATATAGAAAGTTTATCTGATTTAGCTGATGTTTCAGCTTTTAGAATTAATCAATTAGTAGAAAAACTTGAAAACAACGATATAAGCCAGCAAGATTTTGATCTAGCTGTTAAAGGACTTAATGAGCAATACAATAAAAATAAATCAGCTATAATAGATATACTGTACAAAAAAAATATTGAGTTTGCTAAAGAACAAGGAGATAAAATAGGTAAAGAAATTGTTGAGATACAGACTAAAGAAGATTATCAAGAGCAATACGACAAATTAAGAACAGAAAAAGATTTTGAAGGAGATGTAAAAAATACCGATGGGTTTATTAAAGGAAACAAAATATATATAAATACTCTAACAGCAAAAGAAACTGGGGCTATAAGTGTTGGTTCGCATGAGCTTTTACATGGTATTATAGGTAATCATATAGACAAGCTTTCTGACTCAGACGCTGCTAAATTAGGTAAACAATTTATGTCTACTTTAAATTCAAAACAACAACAAGCTGTTAGAAATAGGCTACAAAAATATGGTTTAGAAGGAGACTCTATATTTACTAAAAAAGGAGTAAATGAAATGTTTACTGCTTTATCTGACGCTGTTGTAAAAGAAGAAATAACTTTTAATGAAACTTTTGGTCAAAAAATAAAATTTGCTACTCAAGATTTTTTAAGAAAAATATTTAAAGCTGTACCTGGTTTAGATATAGATTATACTAAAGAGTTTAGTGACGGTAGACAAGCTTACGATTTTGTAAAAGAATATAATCAAAATATAAAGCAAGGTAAATTAGGAAAAAGAGCATTAGATTTTGCTAAACAAAACGAAGATGCTATTATTATTAAAAAATCTTTGTCTTCAGAGGCTAAACAACAAATAACTGATAATGTACAAGAAATAGGCGATACTTATAGTTTTGAAGGCGGTAAAAAAGCTTGGGACGAAGGTGGCGCCGACAATGCTATTACAGAAATAAAACAAAATAATTATTTAGATGATCTAATTGCAGCTAAGTTTAAAGGTGATAGAGTGCCTGTAGATTTTGTAGATAAAGTATATACTGAACTAACTAATCATATTAGAAACTTTAATCCAGAAACTAATGATAATTTATTTGGTTGGATAAATAGTCAACTAGCTAATAAAGCTGGTAATGTATTTAATAAAGAATACAAAACTACTACAGAACAAAGAACAGCTAGAGATGTAGATGATAGAACAAAAGAAGGTGAAGTAAAAGTACAAGTTGCAGACGAAACAGATGTTACGTTAGAAGCTTTAGAAACAGAAGATATATCGCCTCAAGCAGAAGCTAGAAGAAAAAAAGAAACAGCTAAAAAAGAAGAGCCTAGTAAATCAAAGCTTAGACAAGAGCTAGGTATTGAAGACGATAGTGATGTTTATAACACTGTTTTAGATACAGCCCGTAAAGTACTAATAAGAGCTTATGACGCAGGTAAAACAGTTAGACAAATACAAAGAGATTTAACTAAAGAAGCTTCGGTGTATTTGTTTAAACAAGTTAAAAATATGTTAGGTACTAAAGCTAAATATATACCTACCATAACAAAACTTAGAGTCGCTTTGATAAATTCTATGTTTACATCTGATTTAGTACAAATGGAAAGAAATGTTGCTGATGATCAAAGAGTGTTTACTAGATTTGTAGGTAAACTAACTAGTAAAAAAGAAGTAGAAGACGCTGTAAATAGAAATGATTTACCGCCTTCTGCTTTAAATACTATAGACAAAGGTCAATCTGTTAATTTATATGAAAAAATAATGCCAACAGAAGAGCAGTTTGTAGCTTTTTTTGATCAACCATTAGTAAATCCAAAAACTGGCGTTAGATCTGGTCTAAGAGGCACTAGAAAAGATCAATTAGCTAAATACGTAGCCGCATCGCTAAACTTTGACGCTACGATGCAAGTAGCTCAAGAGCCTGAGGTTGCTGAAAAAAGACAACAAATAGCAGAGTTAAGAGGTGAAATTATAGATGATACTGACATACAAATTTTATCTGCAACTATAAATAGAGATCCTAGTATTAAGTTTTCATTAACTGGTAAGCAGCTTGATAAAGAAACTTTTGCAAATAAAAATTTAGTAGAACATTTAAATATAGCGCTAAAAGATCCAAAACTTAAAACTAAAGAAGATTATATTGAATATGCTAGTAAAGCTAAAAGAATAGTTGGACCTGGTTCTAAAACAATGTCTAGTAAAGACAAGTCTATAATAGCTGAGCTAGCTTACAAAATGAGTATTGATAAAAGATATGCTAGACCTGTTGATAAAAAACTAGGAGATTACTTATTAAATAAAATATTACAAGCTAAGAAAAATAATAAAGTTACAAATGCTGGTATAGAAAACGAAAATAAAGACAGAAGCATATTGCAAAAATATTTTCCTAAAACAGCTAATTTTATAAACGGTATAGGAGATACTTATATTGCTTTTAGTAACGTTATTTTTGGTTTTGAATCTAAACTTGGTATAGCTCAGGGTGTTAGTCAGTTATTAAGTTACACTAAACAAGGTATTAATTTTCCTAATAAAAATCAAACTTCAAATGATAGTCAGGTTTTATTTGATGATATTATAGGTGAGAAAATGCTAAAAGTACGTGAAAAAATTAATAAACATTTAAAAGACTATTATCCTAATGTTGATCTAATAACTGATTTTACAAAAGAATTAACATCTGAACAAATAGAAGCAATAAAGCCATTTAGACATTTATTTATGCTAGAAGAGCAAGTTAGTTTAGATTATATAATGTCTGCTTATGCAAATGGTAAATATAAAAAACAACCACAAGGTTTTATAATAATTGAAGGTAAACTTTATAGATTACAAACAGGAAATAAAAAAGTTGATGATAATACCAGTGTTTTAACCGAGGAATTTTTTAATGAAACTGGTGTTGAAATACCAAACTTAGCTTTTAACGCTGAAAAAGCTTCTAGTATAGATGTTGTTGCTAACATGGATATAGTAAATGGTAAGATAAAATTTAGACTTAGACCATTAATATTAAGCGAAAACTTTATACCTTCTGAAGTTGATATAAATAACGAAACAATAGCTAAAGGACTTGGTAAATCAGCTGAAAAAGCAAATAGTAAAATACAATTTAGTATTACTAAAAAAGCTGTTGAAAACTCTAGACCAGTCATAAAATATAGTAAAACATCTAGAGGTATGTCTACTTTTGATTTTGATGAAACGTTAATTGATAGAGGCGAAAACTTTATTTTAGCTACTAGTCCAGATGGTAAACAAATTAAAATAACTAGCAGTCAATGGCCGATACAAGGACCTAAACTAGCTGAACAAGGTTATACTTTTGATTTTAAAGATTTTGTTAACGTTAGAGGTGGAGTTGCAGGTCCATTATTACAAAAGCTTAAAAATAGAATAAAAAAATACGGACCTAAAAATAATTATATATTAACTGCTAGACCACCTGAAAGCGCTACCGCAATACATGAGTGGTTAAAAACTAAAGGTATAACTATACCAATAGAAAATATTACTGGTTTAGGTAATAGTACTGGTGAAGCTAAAGCAATGTGGATGGCTAGTAAATATGCCGAAGGCTATAACGACATGTATTTTGTTGACGACGCATTACCTAATGTTAAAGCTGTTAAAGATTTAATGAATCAACTAGATATTAAAGGTAAATCTGTGCAAGCTAAAATTAAGTTTAGTAATTCATTAGATAATGATTTTAATAAAATACTAGATGATGTTACAGGTATAGATGCTAAAAAACGTTTTTCTGATGCAAAAGCTAGAGCGAGAGGTAGAGGTAAAGGTAGATTTAGATTTTTTGTACCACCATCACACGAAGACTTTGTAGGTTTATTATATAACTTTATAGGTTTTGGTGAAAAAGGTAACAAACATAGAGACTTTTTTGAAAAAGCTTTAATAAGACCATTAAACAGAGCTTTTAGAGAGTTAAACGTAGCTAAACAAGCCATAGCAAATGACTATAGAAATTTAGTAAAATCAATGCCACAAGTACGTAAACGTTTAGGCGAAAAAATACTTAAAGGTGATTATACTGTAGAAGATGCTATAAGAGTTTATTTGTTTGATAAAGCTGGCTTTGAAATACCTGGTTTAACTAAAACTGATTTAAAAAACTTAACTGATTTTGTAAAAAATGATATTGAAATATTGCAGTTTGCTGAACAAATAAGTAAAATATCAAGAGTTGAAGAAGGTTATGTATCACCTGGTGATAGTTGGCAAGCTAGTAACATTAGATATGATTTAGTTGATGCTACGGGTAGAGTTGGTAGAGCTAAGTTTTTTACAGAGTTCCAAGAAAATGTAGATATAATATTTTCTGATGAAAATATGAATAAAATTAGAGCTGCATTTGGTGATAACTTTGTAGAAGCCTTACAAGATATGCTTTATAGAATTAAAACTGGTAGCAATAGACCTGCTGGTAATAACCGTATAGTTAATAAGTTTTTAGACTGGATAAATGGATCGGTTGGTGCTACGATGTTTTTTAATGCTAGATCTGCTGTATTACAGACATTATCTACAGTTAACTTTATAAACTTTGGCGATAATAATATATTTAAAGCGGCAGCAGCTTTTGCTAATCAAAAACAGTTTTGGTCTGATTTTGCAGCTTTATTTAACTCTGACTTTTTAAAACAAAGACGTAGTGGCGCTGCTTTTGATGTAAATGCAAATGAAATAGCTAGAGAAGTTGCAGGCTCTAAAAATCCTGTATTAGCAGCAATAAAATATTTACTAAATATAGGTTTTTTACCTACGCAATTAGCCGATAGTTTTGCTATTGCTAGTGGTGGTGCTACGTTTTATAGAAACAGAATTAAGACGTATTTAAAACAAGGTTTATCACAAAAAGAAGCAGAGTCAAAAGCATTCATTGATTTTCAAGAAATAGCTGAAGCTACACAGCAGTCTGCTAGACCTGACATGGTGTCACAACAACAAACTTCTACACTTGGTAGAATTATACTAGCGTTTCAAAACGTCACAGCACAATACGCTAGATTAATTAAAAAAGCTGGTTTAGATTTAGTAAATAGAAGAATAAGTAGAGGTTATCAAACGCAAGTACAAAGCGACATGTCTAATATATCAAGAATAATATATTACGGTGCAATACAAGCAGTTATATTTAACGCTTTACAAAACGCTTTGTTTGCTATGATGTTTGACGAAGAAGAAGAAGACGAAGAAAAAACTAAAAAGTTTTTTGATACTAAAAAACAAAGAGTAATAAACGGTACTATAGACAGTTTGTTAAAAGGTTTAGGTGTTGGTGGTGCTATTGTATCTACACTTAAAAATTATGCTATAAAATTAACTGATAATTTAGAAAATAAAAGCTTCTTTAAAACGCCGGCTTGGGAAGAGTTATTACAATTATCACCACCTATAGGTATTAAAATAAGAAAAATAGCTAGAGCTGAGAAAAACTTAGAGTGGAATAAAGACGTGCTTACAGAGTTACCATTAGATAATCTTGATAATCCTATATATGAAACAAGCGCTACTTATATAGAAGGTTTTACAAATGTACCTACAGCAAGATTACTTAGAAAAATACAAAACTTAAATGCTGCTCTTGACAGTGAAAACAAATGGTGGCAAAGAGTAGCTGTAGCAGCTGGTTGGAGTAGATGGGATGTTGGTATACAAGATAACGAAATAAAAGAAATTAAAAACGCTATAAGAGAAAATAATAAGCGTATAAATGAAGAAACTAAATTAAAACAAGCTACACCAGAAGAAAAACTAAAAATAGTAGAAAAGTCTGTATTTGATTTAAGTAAAAATGAACAAATAAAAATACTTGATGCTAACAATTTAAACCCTAAAAAATATCCAAAAGAAGCAGATAGAGTAGACGCTATTATGAATTTACGTAATAAAAACGAAAGAAAAATAGATTCTACAATAAATGCTATTGAAAATTATATACCTACAGAAAAAGAACAAAGATCTATAGATTTATTTAAAATGAATAAAAAAGATCAAGTGAATATGCTTATAGATTTTGGGTTAACGCCTAAACAAATAAGAGAATTAAAATATGAAGAAGACAGAGTAAATAAAATCATACAGTTAGAAAACAAAAGGAAAAGTAAAAAATAACAAAAACAAGTGATTGTATAAATATATATAGACTTAACTAAAAATGGCAAAAGAATTAAACGAAGACACAGGCTTTGTATTAAGCATAAAAACATTAATAGGTATAGGTTTTGCAATAGCAACTATAGCTGGTATGTGGTTCACGTTACAAGCTGACATTGCTGAAGCAAAAGAACTACCCGCACCTTTACCACCAGATGTTACACGTATAGAGTTTGACATGAAAGATCAAATGATACGTAACACTATTATGGATACTCAAGAAGACGTTAAAGAAATTAAAAAGTCTATTGAAAAAATAGAAGAAAAACTTTACGAATAATGAAAAAAATTATATTAATAATATTAATGTTTTTATTT